CTTACCGGGATCTTGACAGCACCGGCAACAGCCGCGCCATCGTGTCTCTGATTGAAGAGCGCAGCGAATACAGAGTTAGCTCTGAGCTTCGCGTCTACGATCTTCGAATAGCTTTCCATTTTGTTGGTATCCTGTGACATTGTTTTTCTCCTTGTTATAGTTTGATGTTAGGGTTCATCTTCTTGAATGCCGCCGTAACTCCATCCTCTTCCGGTGGAGTCTCTGGATTGCCCAGAGGCGGAACCGATTTAGATCCAACCAAGCCTTTGAGTGCCTCGGCGCTCTTTCTGATCGCCTCTTCATCATTGCCCTGGATGAATTCGACAGCTTCAAGTGAAAGCCCACACTCTCTTGCGACTCTCGTTTTTACCGAGTCGATCTCGTACTTCGCAATAGTGCCGTCCTTCTCTGTCAGCTGAGTCTGCAGAGTTTCTTTTTCGTTAGTCAGAGCACTGACTTGTTCAGTAAGTCCATTGATCTGCGCGTTGAGTTCCTCGCTCTGCTTCTGCAGGACTTCCGGTGATATCCACCCTTCGAACTCTTTGCGTCCGATTTCCTTACCTTCGAGCCTTGCCTGTCCAACGAGTTTGTTCACTTCTTCCTGAGTGAATGTTCTATCTTCTGCCATTTGTTACCTCCCACTCTTAACCGTTGTAGTCACGTAATTTTGCTTATTAAAAAAGCAGACCCCATTGTCTGCCTTTAATAACTGATTCTTTGTATTTTCTTCTCCTTACCTTCCGAGCATTGCCATATCGCCAGGATACATGAATCGAGAAGACCGATCTCCATCTGATCAAACTGTGCTCTGTATCCGAAGCCACCATTTGCGCCAATGCCTCTTTTCTCACAGTTAGTTGCGACCTGCTTCAGAGACGGCTGATCCATATGGCATATCTCCTGAGCGTACAGCAGCTGTTCGAACTTGGCATTTGCTACGATGATCTCTTTGACCGTCGGCAGGATCACGTTTTTGATGCCTTCCGCACCCAGTTCGTCACTCAGTATCTTCTGATTGCCTGACCCGTCAATGACGATGACTTCAGGCTTCATCGCTGTCAGCAACTGGATTATCCATCCGTTGCCTGTTCTCAGCGATTGACAATCGATAGCCTCGAAGAATATCTTGCCATCAGATGTCCTGGATGCCACCGACACGGATACAGCTGTCTTGCTGTACTTGACACCGACATAAAGCTTGTCGGAGATCCTCGGGACCGACTCGCACTTGAGCCCCTCCCATTCCGTGACGGAGATCTCAGACTTCAGATTCGATTTCGCCCAGTATCCAAGACGCTGGATGTTGAAATCGAGCTCGTCCTTCTTGTCTTCCGCCCTGACCTTCCTCTCGTTCAGCTGATATCCCATCGCGGGATTACATTCGTACCACATATCGACATCGTTGACGTCGGTGATGTGTTCGGTGGACCATTCAGCCCAGCCGGTGTCTTCTGTCTTCCCTGCGAGACAGTCAGACCTCAAGTTCGGGAAGACTGTCCCCTTCGATACCAACGTCGGCGGAGTACCGCAGAGGATTATCTGCGGGTTGTCCGAGTCGGACACGACATACTGCAGGGTGTTCTGCTGATCGTCTGTGTACTCCTGAGCCTCGTCCACGATGAGTGTGTCAAATCCTTCGCCAAGTCCTCCGACGGAGGTCCTTGTTCTGAAGTCCACAGTGCCACCTGTATCGAGCAGTTTTATCCGCTCCAAGCCGAACTGCTTCGCATAGGTATAAGACTTCGTATAGACCTCATCGCGGCTCACACGCTGGATCTCTTCGTACCCCATATCCTTCAGAAGGTTTGCAAGCCTGAGTGATGCAGAGGACGATGTCGTTGTTCTGTGAGCTGTGTGCAGTACCTTCCGACCTGCAAAAAGGTCATCCAGTTCTGCGATGGTTATGATCTCGCCCTTGCCGTTTCGTCTTGGTACTTCATAACCAAACTTCGTATGGATAAATAATCCCTCTTCATTCACCGCCCGGATGTCGTACACAAGCGCCTCTTGCCAGGGCTGTGGTATACGGCCTGTGCGTTCATATAGATCGATGGCTCTCTCTCCGAGAGTCTCGGTGTAAGGTAGCACAACGGAGCTTGTGGGAGTCTGGCGTCCAAATCTGACGTCCATCTCCTACCTCCGTTTTACTTCTTGTTTGCTTTCTTTAATCGTTTTTCAAGTGTATCGCTGCGGGTGTTCCACAGGACGCTGTCCCTGTCGACTTCGCCCTTTGCAAGTGCCGTGATCCTTCCTTCAGCGTTCTTGTTAGGAAAATACTCTACTTTACAGCGGCACCCTTTATGTCTGGCGAAGACTCTGCGGTCCATTCGGCTGTCATATTCATATTCGCCCGCTACATCCTTGCACCAGTCTGTGTGTTTCGTGTCGTGGCTCGGATAGGATCCTGACCACGTCCGCTTGATGATCGGATGCAGTCCTGCGCTCTTCTGAAAGTCTGCGTTGTACTTGATGATCTCATCGACCATCGAAAGCAGTTCCGGCACGACCACATTCTCGAGTGCGTCCTTTATCTTCTCAGACTCGACTGCAGACAGCCCCTGAACCACCGTGTCGATCCGTGCGTTCGGGGGCTTCGTTGCCATCGGCCTGAGGCCAATGCCCGCTGCGTCATTCAGATTCTGCTGAGCAACCTCTGCGAAGATGGATATCAGCCCGTGTCCTTCTCGAAGATACTCTGCAAGCTCTTCCGGTGACGATACTGCATTCACGATGTACTCACCGATGGCTGCAGCCAATTCATTGACGTCTTCGTAAGTACCTGCGCCCGTATCGAGATTGAGGATACGGCTCCACGCCTTTGGGTTCTTCGTGATGGCCTCAACAAGTTCCTGCCTCAGCGTTTTTTCGTCCATAAACACCTCCCTGCTTTAACCGGAGCAGTCCCGTAACAGTGTTATATTCCCATCAAATCCCTGAGCTTCTCTTCTGTGAAGTAATCAGGGAATGACTGCTGAAGTTTGAGCGCTGCATCACCGATTCCACTCATTGCGGAAGCATCCGGCTCGAATACCGGTTCCCACTTCGGAACGGTCAGATAGAACTGATTGCGCTTGTATGCCTGATTGTCACGAACACATGCTGCAAGATATCCGGCATTCAGAAGGCCAGAACCGAACGACCTCTGTGCTGCTCTTGCCTGCAGCCTCAGATTCTCGTGAGATGCCTTTATCGCCTCGGAGCTTGCAGGGTTGCCCGATGCAAAGCCGAGGTCCTCAATTGTCAGTCCGGTCTCGCCAGCGAACAGACCCGCGAACATTTTTAACTGTTCGATGTGCGGCGTCATGCTCTGCTGGGTGAACTGTCCGACCTTCGGCGTGTCTCCGTCGCTGTCCTTCGTGATCTCGAGCATCATGCTCATCGCGGCGGGCCACTTATCCAGCGGCTCTGCCTCAGGATCCGTCCCGAGCACATACTTCTGCGGAATGCTGTAAAACTCTGCGGATATCTCCGAACGCTTTACAGTACGCATTGCCGAATCAGCAATATTCATACAAGCCCTGCTGATACGCGAGTGACCGAACGGTCTGACCGCATCAGGTCTGTGAATAATCGGAACCAGCAGAGGATAAGGTGCCTCGTACTGATAGATCTGCACGCCATTCGAACCCTTCTGGTAGTATTCAGTTCTTCCCGGAAGGAAATATGCTTCGAGCAGCGGCTGTCCGTATTTATCACGGTCAAGCACCGCATAGCCTTCCGTCAGCAACCCCGTGATAGGATCCATCGTGCCGGTCGCGTTCATTCCATCTATCACCTGCAGTCTCGGATATCTGTCCTCGTCATTGCTGATATAGATGAAATCGCATGAGCTGATCAGAGCGCCCAGGAAGGCACTCGAAAACAGCACGTCCGGATTGTTCATCTGGAATATCTGATTGATGTTGAAGTTGTCTTCTGCGAATTCCCTGAAGACGAGTCGGTCTGCAAGCGAGTCGACCGCCTTCGCGCACCATCCGAGCGTGTTAGTCCAGCTCTGGAGCTGCGGAGGTGTGCTGATCCTCATGTCAGCAGCCACGTGCTTCATCTCATAATGACTGTATCTGGTGCGAATCCTCGTCTGCTTCGATGCCAGCTTCGCCCTTAAGTAGTCCATTCCGTAGATCATTTTTTTAACTCTCCTGTCGCCAATTGTGTACAATTCTGCGAGATATATGCCCAGTGACGGCGTGAAGGTCGGCCGCCGCCGAGGGACGGGTCCCATGCCCCCATTCACATATATAGTCTTTGATTATTTATTTTTTTGGCCCGTCAGCCCCACAATGAAAGTGATCAATTGTTTTTCATCGGTCGAAGCGGACGTGAGGTCCAGTCGTATGTCGCAGGTAGGATCCTGTTCGACACTACCTGTTGCTGTTCACCTTTCATTTCCTTTGGCATCAGCTTGTCTGACTTGGCACGGTTGCAGCATCGATGTGCAAGCTGCAGGTTGTCTATGTCGGAGGGGTGTCCTCCCTTTGCTATCGGTATGATGTGGTCTATCGTCGGGCTGAGGGGGTGGGGGTATTTCAAATTGAAGTCCACCGGCTTGCCACATATAGCGCACACTGTCTGTGTAGCGTAGATCCTCTTCCTATTCCTTTCAAGCTGGGACCTGTGTCCTATTCCCTTGTCGGGTCTTTCTTTTGCCATAGTATCTCCAACGCAAAAGACCAGGCTGAGTATGACCTGGTCCCTGCGGTTAACTCTATAAAAATGCAGAAAGGAGTAAATAGTTCAAGGACGATCCGCATCAGAATCGAACTGATGATGTGCCTGTCGGATCATAATGCGGACCGATTCAAGTCCGCTGGAAGTTGACTTGGTCTCCGGTTGTTTGCCAACCTTTGACACTATCATTATATAAGCAACCAGTACTCAATACCACTCAATCATCCACGGAGTAGAGCTGACCGAAAACGATTGCGTCACCGACGTCACCGACGTCACCGTAACTTTCTATATTAATATGAAAATATATATTTATATTATTTTAATTACTATTAATAAAAGTTAGGGTGACAACGGTGACAACGGTGACAAACGTTGAAATTTCAACGGGTTGAGCCTGTCACCGACGTGTCACCGACGGAGAAAAATCGCTCGCTCGGTGACAAGATTTCACAAAATCGACATAAAAAAAGACCCCATCCGATCAGAATGGGATCTCAATTGTGTCACCGACGGGCTCAAAACCGGTGCCATTTGTCACCGACGGTGACATTTCCTGGAGTCGCTCGGTGTCACGTTCGAAGCAGATCGCTCCTCTTCCATAGTCATCTATTCGGGCTTTGCCTATCTCGTGCCATCCTTTGATATCGTTTCGGAGTATGGTCAGTATTCGATTGACGTCAGCTCGCTTCTGCTGCACTCCGTCCTGATCGAAGCCTTCCTCCCAGATGCAGAGGACATTGACTCGGTTCCGGTTCGTCTTGATCAGATAGTCATCTATCAGCTGGACCCACGGATCTTCTTCGAGGTGTTCCGTCTGTGCCTTCATTGCGTCCGCCTCAACGTTACGTGGAAGGACCGGAGCCTTGTGTGGATCCTGCTTGTATTTGTAGACCGCCTCAGCAATAGCCTGGATAAAATCTGGACGCGCTTCCTTTTCGTTGTAGATGTCTTTGGTCGCGTTCTTCTTATTGGTGTCTATCGGCAAGTATCGGCGGTTTCCTGTCCTGTCCTTTAGGAAGTTAGCATCGTTACTGGTTCCGCAGAACACACACTGTCTCTTCCTGTCCTCTGGCCTCCTCGCGAATGGAGTACGGTACCGGTCGGACTGTGAAGTGATAAAAGCCTTTAGTGCATCAGCTGTGACTGCGTCCTTCTTGAGCGTATCCATCTCGCCCATCTCGAGGATCCATCTCCCCGACATGGATTCGATAACGGCCTTGTTGTCTAAGTTCTTAAAGTTGAAATTGTCATCGTACCAATCGTCATTACACGCGAGATACTTGAAGAACGTAGACTTTCCTTCGCCCTGTTTGCCGATCAGCACCGGCATATAGTCGAACTTGCACCCAGGCTCGTAAGCTCTCTTGACCGCACCCAGCAGGAAGACATTCATCACGGCGATGTTATACTCTGATGGTTCCGCTCCGAGATAGTCTGTGAGTAGTCTGTCTATTCTTGGTTTACCATCCCACTTCAGCGCATCGAGATAACCGACGAGCGGATCGTATTCGTTCTCGAGCAAAGCCATGTTGAAGCCGTCCTCATAGTCTGTTTTGTTTCTGAGGTTGTAACGGATATCGAGATAGCTTCGGAGCGATGCGTCATCCTTATCAGACCACTCGCCCATCGTATCGCCGTCCTGTCTCCAGTCGAGCTGACCGAAGTATATCAGTTTGTGTCCGAAGGTATCATCCTTGATCTTGCCGGACAGCTTCGGGTCGCCCAGGATAACTCTCGCCACGTTCTCCGCACACTGTCTGATCTTGGTGTTCCCGTTCTTGTCTGTGATAGTCAGCAGGTCCAGATCTGCGCCGACTGGTTTCAGCTGCGTCCCCTTCTCGTGTCGAAGTGCGCTCTCCACTATCTTATCAAGTTCCGCTGCAGTCAGTGGCGGTTCACACATTTCCGCATTAGCTGCAGCCATTGATGTTCTGATCACAGCATCAGGAAGGTTTCTCGCTTGGAGCGAACAGGCCAACTTATACATCGTATCGTTGCGCTGTCCCTTGCCCACCTTATCCGGCAGCGTGAAGTTCTCGACCTTATCCTTCTTTCCATAATTGAGCAGCTTGTCCAGTACCTCATCGCCATGAGCGACTTCATACTCATCTGGATCGTATTCCCATTCGTATCGGTTGCCGTTCGGATGTATCGAAGGTGGTGCGACAATATACCCACCATCGGACCGGATGTCCACTCCCGGAAGAAGGTTGACTCTGTTCTTTCCAGCTCCGTCTATTCTATAAAGTAAATGGTTTCCGTCTGTGCCTGTGATGGATCTCACCGTCTCAGGAAGCTCACCGTTCTCACGTTCCCATTCGTTCAGAGAATCGAGACCGTCCACACCGTTCGGCTTCCTGTCCAGATCTACAACAAGCAGACCACCTGAGATCTTACCGCAAGCGATGCCGATGTTAGCATTCGGATAACGGCTCCACCATTTATTGATCTGTTCGAAATTGGTTGTTGCTTCGTGGACTCCGTGAGCTGTGATTGGCGCCTTCTCTCTTGGTTTCAGAGGGAACACAGCGAGTCCTCTTGAAGCGTAATCTATAGCAGCATCTAATAATAAATTACTCATTACTTATATTTCTCCGGCCACTTATTAGTTTTATCGTGGACCAATCTGTGACAACGTCTGCAGAGTGGTATTCCGTTAGTTAACTTTGTTTGTAGCTTCGGTTCACTACTTGCTGATATTAAATGATGCGCGTCCAGGCCCTCTGTCTCTCCGCAAATATAACAAGCATTCCCGAATCGTTCTTTGACACGTCGCGCCCACTCGCTCTGTAGTTTATTATTGCGCGTTGAGGACTCCGTGTTCTTAGACTGTGGAAGCATTTCCTTGTTGCCACAGGATGGACAAACGAACCACACGAAGGTGCCTCCATAATCGTTCGTGCTTATTTCCACATTCAGAGGAGTATGCTCACACGATGGACAGACGCCGCCAGGGAAGTCATACATCTTCTTGTCTGCCACTGGAAAGCCTCCTCTCTACAATATCCAATGCCCTCTGATGGGCGTAATAGATTCCGCTGCTGGAATAGTACAGCTTCTCTGATATCTGTTCCCACGTCAGCAGATTGATATACCGCTCGTACAAGACCTTACCCTCGATGCCTGGGATATCGATAATCATGTCGACCACTTCCTGTCTGATCCGAAACGCTTCCGCTTTAGCCTTCGCCCACTTCTCTCTGGCTTCGACCAGATCAATCGCCTTGTTCTCGGTCTTCCGTGATATCCCCGTTCCGTGTGGCATACCAGGCTCACCGGCAAGAGTGGATCCTATCGCGTCAATGTTCTCAACGGCCTCGTTGTATTCGTTCTCGCATCGAGCAATGTAATCCATTGCATATTCATATTGTTCCAGAAATTCTTCCGCTCTCATTCTTACTTATTCCACGTTACCCATCCGTCCTGCTCGGTTGGATCCTGAAGCGGAACGGACTCGATACGGACTACATAACCGACCTGAGCCGTTGCGATGTAGCCCTGTTTCATTAGTTCGTTCATGACGTCCATCATGTCTGCGTAGTCATGGCAGCAGATGGTATCGCCTACATTTAATACGTCGTTCATAATCACCTCTGAATTTTTGGGGAGATATACCGCTCCCCATCGGTCATACTATAATCGAACCCCAAACTGTGAGCGATCCCGACAGGATTTACCTCACTTTCTTTAATTATCACGCTCACAGGGTTTGGCTATTTCCATCCGCAATCCGTCTGCGGAGTATCGGCTGTGAATGTTGTATTCCGTTTCCAATACATCAGACCACCAACATCTACCGCATCTCTCTGAAGCCAATGCTTTCTGCATCCGTCACAATCAAGATTTAACTCGTTGCCACCTTGTTTGCATAAATCACAGAATGTAATGGAGTAATCTATATCTCCGCACTCCCACTCTGATAAGAAGTCATACAGTTGGTCATCGCTCATCCTGCGGATACAATCTGCATTCGTCATCACTC